CAAAGATGCTAAAAAAGCCAGTAAAGAAGTACGTGGACAAAAGCATAAAAATAAAGAAATGGCAGAAACATATGATCAAGCAAGAGCAGCACGTATTCGCTATGCTCTTATGATTAAAGAGGGCGAGTGGGATCAACAAAGTGATGAAATGACTCCACCGGAATACGACATGAATCCAGAAGAATTAAAAGCCATACGCAACGCTGAATTTACCGATGAAGATAAAATTCAAGCTATGGTTAAACTAGCTGCTGGCGGAACTAGTGATGAAGATATTGCTAAAATATATGACATGGATAAAGAAACTGTAGCTGGTATTTTAGACGATTATGTAGAAGAGATAGAAGCAGAAACTGATCAAGATGCAGACGTTAAAGAAGCTGAAATGGGTAAGATAGTAGATTATAAACCTGGACAGACTGCTACACTAAACACTGGTCCAGGAATGACTACAATTGTTGATCTTAAGAAAAATCCAACAAGTTTAACTAAAGATCCAGCAACAGGTAAATTAAAATTAATGGGACCACAAGCTACAGGGGCTCAAAGTGCAACTGCTACAGCACAGCCAACTATCAAAGCAGGAGATGCTGTTGAAATAGGTAAAGTAGAATCACTCCAAGACATACGCAGATTGTCTGGTTTCAAATAAGGAAAAAATTATGAAAATTAATGATATTGTATTGAAAGAAGGACCTATGAATGCTCAACAGTTAAAAGCAGCTCAAGATGCAGCAGCTGGTAGACCACAGGCACCGACAGCTGCACCAAGTGCTGCACCAGCAGCTGGAACCGGACTGGCAGGTAATAACAAAAATCCGACATACGATCCTAATAATCCGCAGAAAAAATCACAGACTAAAAAAGTAAAGACTAACAAAGTACAGCCTAAAAAACCAGTAGATGCAATGGCCGGTGCAGATGCAGGAGATCAGCAAACTAGTAATTATACCGGACAAGTACAAACTTCTACTCCAGCGCCCACAGGTCAAGCGGCACCTAGTGCTGAATTAGACAGACTAAAACAATTAGCTATAGGCGGTGAACAACCAGCTCCAGCACCAGAAGCACCTTACGGTGGAGCAGCAGCCAATGCTATGGCAGCGAAGTCTGCACCTACTCCTCCTCCACAAGCTAATGCATTAGGAATTCAAGCACAATCTGGAGCAGCATTTGGACAATCTGCACCACAAGCAGATAACCCTAATCCACCTGCGGCCGCACCAGCTCCTGCACCAGCTCCTGCACCAGAACCTGCTCAAGCTGCACAACCTGCACCAATACAGACAGCTCAAGATTTCGCAGGTACGCCTGCAACTAATCCAGATACAGGATTAAGTACTGCTCCGAAGCCAGTCACAACTGGAACAGGAGCTAAAACTAATATAACTACTGGATCGGATGATGAAATGGCTTGGAGATCAAAACAAACTGGTATAGTTGATGTTACTAAATATCCTGGCGCAGGTAATTGGGATCCTAAAACTGGAAGAACAAAACAAGATCCTAACAAACCTGGATTCTTTGATAGACTATTCGGAAAGAAGCAGGCACCAGCTGTTGCATCAGGACCACAAGGTCAAACAGCTCAACCAATGGTACCATCAAATTTTGCTGAATCAAACAGTGAAATAGATCGTATTAAAAAACTATCTGGATTAAAATGAAATTAAATGAACTAGTTAAAACATTTGAAATTTACACTTCAAATGATGAAAAGGCAATGTTAAAAAAACTGAATTATCCTAGAGCATTAAGCAGTTTTAGCGAAAGGGAGCAATTCACAATTGAGGGTATGATACGTAAAAGTTTGGTAATTAAGATAGGAGACAAAGATCCTAAAGTAATAGCCAATGAATTTTAAAAAACAAGCAGAGAAACTGGAAAAAATATTAGAAGAGGAATTTAATAAAAAAGTTCCTCTACTAGTTGTTAATAAAAACTGTTTATTATATAAACATTATAAAATTAAAAAGAACGTATTAGAAAACTGGGATTTACAAGATCAGAGCGGTCGTATAATAGAAACTTTTAAATTAAAAGTGAATGCTGCTCTAGCAGCAAAATTTTATGATAGAAATCAGATAGAAAAGTTTAACGAAGTAAAAAACTTAGATACGAAATATTGGACTAATATAATTGATTCTTTAATTTTTAGAGAAAAATGCAATAAAACTAAGGACATGATAAAGAAAGATATATATATTTCTAGATGGGATATTACAAAAACTAGAGCAGAACAATATAAACTAGAAATTTCAAAGCTCTTTAGTTATAATTTCGGATAAATAATTTTAACAAACCTTATAGGACATAGCAATGCAAGTAAAAGACCTTTCACATCCAAAAACCAGTAAGACATTGAATGAAAGCATGGCCAAGAAGTTTGGCTATAAGCTTAATTTGGACAGTTTTACTTACGAACAACTAGCAGTGGTCAGAGACCGTCTAGTTGATAAAATTGCTACATTTGAATCTAGTCAAAATTATGACGCTGTTTACGAGAATAACGAATATCGTAAAGATCGTGCATTCTTAGATGTTATTGTTCAAGCATTAACAGAGCGTTCATTAAGTCCAGACGAAGAATCTAAGCGTGAGAAATACGTGAAAGGTATGAAGAAAGTTAAAGGCGACTTTTCAAAGAAATATGGCAAACGAGGCGACGAAGTCATGTATGCTACGGCTACTAAAATGGCTAAAAAAGAAAGCGTAGGCGAAGCAATGGATGTGTTACGTCAGGCTCTAAGTGAAACAGTATTAAACGAAGGCGAAGAAGAAAAAGCAGCATTGATTATGAAAGCACGTGACATGGTGGACAAAATCACTGGATGGTTAGAAGACACTGCAAGCCTGAAATCAGAATCTATGCTAGAGTTAGTGGACTCTATAAGAGACGAACTAGGATCTGAAATTAGTAATCAATTTGAACAAAAAGTTAAGCCAGCATTAGACGATTTATACAGCAATTTAGAAACAAATAGAACTGCTCTAGCACAAGCTGTAGCCGTTATTACAGGTGAAGAAGCACCTGGTATGGCTGCACCCGAAATGCCAGCTCCTGAAGGAGAAACTGGTTTAGAAGGTGAGTTAGCAGCCACAGGCGATGAATTTGCAGCCAGTGCTCCAGCAGCAGGCGGAGAAGCAGCAGCAGGCCGAGAGCGTAGAGAAAGTATAGAATACAGCAGAAAATTAGGCCAAATTTTAAATTCAAAAAAAAAGTAATGGAGAGCGCGGACCTAGTTCGCGTTCTTTCTAGTCTTCAACATAGAGCTAATTCAAAAAAAGCCACATCTAAATTTAGTTGGGATGCTATCAGCAAGATTTATCAAAATGTAACAGGTCAGGATTTAGACTATGATACATTTAAAATGATTTTTGATAAAGATCCTAACGTAAAAAATTTAGTTCAAAACTTTAGCAGCTACGGTATTACTATTAAAACTAAAGAAAAAGAACCACCTACAGAATTAGGTCAAAAACCTCAAACAAACAATGCAGATGCAGTAAGAGCTGCTAATAATGTTCTCCAACAACCAGGTTGACAGTATTCATTAGTAACTATATAATGTTACTATGACTTTATTACAATCAAAATTTATCTACTCAAAACTACAAAGAGACGAATCGTCAGGGAAAAGACTTTATGCTTGCCCTGACGGTTCGAAAGTTCCTAGCGTAACAACAATCCTGGACAAAACCAAGCCTGCAGAAGCACGAGAAGCACTGGCAAATTGGAAAAAGGCAGTAGGTGAAAAACGTGCTCAAGAAATTACTACTGAAGCTGCTGGTCGCGGAACACGTATGCACAAGTTCCTCGAAGACTATATTAAAGGAGATACATTAAAAGAATCTGTGTCTAATCCTTATGCTCAACAAAGTTTGTTAATGGCCAAACACGTGATTAAAGAAGGATTTCCTTTAGTTCATGAAGTTTGGGGCAGCGAGGTTCCGTTATACTTTCCAGGATTATATGCAGGTACCACAGATTGCGTAGGACTACATGACGGCGATGAAGCAATACTGGATTTTAAACAAACTAACAAACCTAAAAAATTAGAATGGATCGATGATTATTTCTTGCAACTTACTGCCTATGCTCTTGCACATAACGAAGTACATGGAACAAACATACGTAAAGGAGTGATCATGATGTGTGTACGCCCACCAGAAATAGACCCTGGTGTCTGGGGCGAACCGCAATATCAGCAATTTGTGTTAGAATCTAGAGATTTTGACATGTGGACAGAACGCTGGTGTGATCGTGTAGAACAATACTACAAACTATACGGATAAATATCAAATAGCGAGGATATTTACATGGCCGTAGTTCAAATTAGCCGCATACAACTTAGACGCGGTAAAGAAAGTGAAACAGGAATTCCACAATTAGCCAGCGGAGAACTTGCATGGGCTATTGACACTCAGAAATTATACATTGGTAATGGTGCAGTTAGTGAAGGCGCACCTACTGTTGGTAATACACGAATTATTACTGATGCAGACAACTTGTTAGATATAGCCACTAGCTATACATATAAAGTTGATGATCCTAATATTTTAACATCTGACGATGTAAATTACCCAATCACTCGAACATTACAAGAACGATTAGATGAACGTGTAACTGCTGCTTCCTATGGTATCTATCCTGGATTAGAAGATCAAACAGTAAACATTCAACGTGCTATTGATAATCTGTATCTTAATAAATCTACAATGTTTAATCCAGAGACCAGAGTAACTTTAGAATTTGCGGCTGGAACGTACTATATCAGTGATACAATTTTTCTACCTAGCCATGTTAGATTAGTAGGTGCAGGTATAAAGAAAACTATTTTTCAATTCACATCAGTAAGTAAAACAGTTTTTAGATTTATTGAAGATCAATCTACAACAACTAATAGAAGAGCGATCACATATCCTGTAGGAATTAATCCTGGAACACCTGTATTCAATGATCAGCCAAAATTTATTTTACTTAAGGATTTTACTTTAGATGTAGGCGACAATACTAATCAAGCACTACAATTAAATGCAGTTAGAGACAGTGTATTTGAAGATTTAGAAATAAAAGGAACATTCGATGATAGTACGTTGTCAGGTACTGATAACAGTATCGCTATAGGATTATATGCATTAAGTTCCATAGTAACTTGTCAAAGAAACGAATTTAATCGTATCGACATTGAAGGATTTAAACGAGCAGTATTCAGTAAAACAGATATTAAAAATAATGTTTTCAATAATTGTAATATTTCAGAATGCGGTGTAGGGTTTAGTTTTGGAGATAACACTGGAGGCAGTCCTTTAGTAGGCGAACAGTATGGTCCAAGATTTAATCATATTTTAGATTGTGCGTTCGAAGATATCGACGAACACGGAATTTATATTGAAACTGGATACGGTAATAGATCAAGAGGCAATACTTTTATCAATGTAGGCAATGACAGAGGCGGAAACAGTAATAATCAAACTAGTAATATAGCATTTATAGCACAAGGCAATTCTAGTCTTCAAGAAAATTTTGATAGACAATACGCATTAACCGGAAATCAAGTAGATACATACTTGCCTGAGGTTTCTGGAATCGCATTGTACTCAAATAGTCAACCAAGATCAATTATTTTAGAAACTAATTTTACCGAAACTTTTGCCTTTAGATTACCAATATCTCAAACTATGGGATATGAAATAAATTATGTAACAAAATGCACAAGCCCAGTAGAAACAAGACGAGGTAAAATTACAGTTGCGGTAAACTACTCAAGTGGCGGTGTACAACTATCGGACGATTTTGATTATACCGGATCTGGAGATTTTTATAACATAAGTTTTAGTGCAACTAAATCCGGTAATGATGTTATTATCAAATATGTTAATGTAAATGTCAGTAACCAAACTACATTTATCTACACATATCAAGCACTTAGTTAAGCTCGTATAGCTTGACATCCAAAAAAAAGTAGTATATTATTAACTATCTGTAAAAGATAAACAATGAGTAGCCTTCAAAACTACTGATATCAAAACAAATACCTTAGTGGTAGCTCTTATCACTAAATAGCTTCACAATTATTAAAAAGAATAAATCAATGTCGAACATCACTGTTATAAAAAGAAATGGAAAAAAAGAATCTTTAACAATAGAAAAGTGGCAGACACAGATCGCCAAAGTATGCAGTGGAATTGCCGATGTTAGTCAAAGTATGATCGAAATTAAAAGTCAACCACATTTCTATGATGGTATTACTACTAAAGAAATTGACGAAATTACACTAAGAGCCATAGTTGATTTGATTGATATAGAAAGCAATCCAGATTTAGGACATACCAATTATCAATATGTAGCAGGCAAACAGAGACTCAGTATGCTACGCAAAGATGTATATGGTGGATACGAGCCTCCTCACCTTTACGAAATCGTAAAGAAAAATGTTGCTACAGGATTGTACACAGAAGAATTGTTGTCCTGGTATACAGAAGAAGATTGGAACAAAATGAATGATATGATAGATCATTCAAAAGATGAACAATATTCGTATGCTGCTATTGAACAACTGATTGAAAAATATCTAGTCAAGAATCGTAGCACCAAGGAAATATATGAAACTCCTCAAGTTAGATATATGGTGGCAGCAGCTACAGTCTTTCATAAAGAAGAACCCAATCAAGCACGTATGCGATATATTAAAGAATATTATACAGCGGCCAGTGACGGTCTTTTTACTCTCGCTACTCCCGTTCTTGCTGGTCTGGGAACACCAACCAAGCAATTTAGTAGCTGCGTCCTTATACGCAGCGATGATGACCTTGATAGTATCTTCGCTTCTGGAGAAATGATGGCTAAGTATGCTAGTAAACGTGCAGGAATTGGATTAGAAATTGGTCGACTACGTCCATTAGGCTCTCCGATTCGCGGTGGCGAAATCATGCACACTGGCATGCTGCCTTTTTTAAAAAAATGGTTCGCAGATTTAAGGAGTTGCAGTCAAGGTGGAATACGTAATGCTAGTGCTACTGTTTTTTATCCAATTTGGCATCATCAGTTTGATGATCTTATCGTGCTTAAGAATAATCAAGGCACAGACGAGACCCGAGTCAGACACATGGACTACGGAGTGGTATTGTCTGCTTTCTTCTGGCGCAGATTTAAAAATAAAGAATCCATTACTTTCTTTGATCCCAACGAAGTACCAGACCTTTATGAAGCTTTCTACACAAACACGAAACGGTTTGAAGATTTATACATCAAGTACGAGAAAGTATCTGGTCTGCGCAAGAAAGTTATATCAGCAGAAGAAGTTTTTAAATCTGGAATTTTAAAAGAACGCACAGACACGGGTCGTATCTATCTTGTGTTTATAGATAATGTGATGAATCAAGGACCATTTGATCCTGAGTATCATACGATATATCAAAGTAACCTATGTTGTGAAATATTGTTGCCCACTAAGGCATTTAAAAGATTAGATGACGAAGAAGGACGTATTGCCCTATGCACCCTGGGTTCAATCAACTGGGGTGCCTTTCGTAACCCGGAAGATATGCGACGTGCTTGTCGCATCTTACAACGTAGTCTATGTAACATACTGGACTATCAAGATTTCTTATCAATTCAGAGTAAACTGAGCAATGACGAAATTCAACCTTTGGGTATTGGTGTTACTAATCTTGCTTATTGGCATGCTAAACGAGGTCTTAAATACGGAGAAACCGATGCATTGGGAGAGGTTAAAACCTGGATCGAGCATCAAGCTTACTACCTAACTGAAGCTACAGTAGAACTAGCCAAAGAAAGAGGCAAGTGTAAAGACAGCGATAAGACTAGATATGGACAAGGTATTTTTCCTTGGGAACTACGAGCAGAAGGTGTAAACGAATTAACTAACTTTGCTCCTGAACTTGATTGGGAACCTCTACGTGCTGAAATGAAACAGCATGGTGTTCGTAATGCTACACTAATGGCCATTGCTCCGGTTGAAAGTAGCAGTGTTGTTATAAACAGCACGAACGGTATTGAGATGCCCATGAGCTTAATCAGTGTTAAGGAAAGTAAAGCAGGTTCGTTTACACAAGTGGTTCCTGAGTATCACAGATTGAAAAACAAATATCAATTAATGTGGGATCAAAGAGATTGTGCAGGATATATTAAAACTGCCGCAGTGTTAGCCGCCTATGTTGATCAAAGTATTAGTACAAATACTTTTTATAATCCTGCACATTATCAGGATCGCAAAGTGCCTACAACATTAATTGCAAAAAATTTAATGCAAGCGCATTATTGGGGGATTAAGACCTTCTATTATAGCTTGATTAATAAAACAGGATCTAAGAGTCAAGAAGATCTAGGCGAACCAAAGATGAACGGGTTCCATGAAATGGATTTAAGCTTGTTAGATGATGCAGACTGTGAGGCTTGTAAGCTGTGATGAGTTATGAATTTATAAAAGGATTTATTGCAGAAGGCCGTAATGAAAAATTAAGTATTAAACCTTTGCCTTATAAAAAGGACGAACTAAATCCTAGCATAAGTGAAAATACAATTAACTATCATTACGAAAAGTTAGCTAAGACCTATGCCGAAAGATATAACAAAGGCGAAGGTGACCCTGTGTTCAATGAAGCAGGAGTATTTTTACACAACATTCTTTTTCAACAATATCAAGCACCGAACAACAAAAATAAACCAGAAGGTGCTATAGAAGAATTTATAAACAAACACTATAAATCCTTTGATAAGTTTAAAGAAGAGTTTGAAAAAACAGCAATGAGTATACAAGGTAGCGGATGGGTATATCTTAGTAAAAGTGGTAAAATAAAAACAATAACAAATCACGAAGTAAAAAAAGACATAGTACTATTGATAGACTGGTGGGAGCATTCTTGGGCTCTGGATTACCAAGCTGACAAAAAGAAGTATTTAGAAAACCAATGGAAAATAATTAATTGGAATCATATAAATGAGCAAACAACAATATAACTTACAAACAAAAACAGACTATTTAAGTCGTAAAATGTTCTTGGATCCAGAAGGTCCAGTTACTATTCAGAGATTTGAAGAAGTCAAGTATCCTAAGATACAAAAAATAGAACAAACAGCACGTGGTTTCTTTTGGGTGCCAGAAGAAATTAGTCTAACTAAAGATGCCGGAGATTTTAAAGAAGCCAGCGATGCGGTTAAACATATCTTTACTAGTAATTTATTACGTCAAACTGCCTTAGACAGTTTACAAGGCCGTGGCCCGGCACAAGTGTTTACTCCTTGTGTAAGTTTGCCTGAACTAGAAGCACTTATGTACAACTGGAGTTTCTTTGAAACTAATATTCACAGTCGTAGTTACAGTCACATTATCCGCAACATCTATAATGTGCCTAAGGAAGTGTTTAACACTATTCATGACACACAAGAAATTATTGACATGGCCAGTAGTGTAGGCAAGTATTATGATTTATTACATAGACTAAACTGTCGTAAAGAATTAAACGAAGCTAATGTAACTGACATCGAACATGTCAAAGCAATCTGGTTAGCACTCAATGCCAGTTATGCTTTAGAGGCATTCCGCTTTATGGTTAGTTTTGCTACAAGTTTAGCCATGGTAGAGAATAAAATCTTTATTGGTAATGGCAACATTATCAGTTTGATTCTACAAGATGAATTGCTCCATAAAGAATGGACAGCCATGCTAATTAACAACGTGGTCAAAGAAGATGAAAGATTCGCTCGTGCTAAAATCGAATGTGAAATCGAAGTATACACTATGTATGAAGATGTTATTCGTGAAGAAAAAGCATGGGCCGACTATCTTTTTAAGAAAGGTCCTGTTATTGGTTTGAATGCTAATATCTTAAAAGATTTTGTAGACTACACAGCAGTAGGCGCATTGAAGGAAATCGGAATCAAATATCAACACGCTGCTCCAAAGACTACACCAATTCCTTGGTTTAACAAACACAGCGATACTAGTAAGAAACAAACTGCCTTACAAGAGAATGAGTCGACTAATTATGTTATAGGCGTAATGAGTGACGCTATTGATTATGAGGAGTTGCCAACATTATGAAAGCAGTAGTATGGAGTAAGTATCATTGTCCATTTTGTGATCAAGCTAAAGCCTTACTAACACACAAAGGAATTGAGTTTGAAGAACGCAAAATCGGAGATGGCTATAGCAAAGAAGATTTATTAGAAGCAGTACCAACAGCACGTACAGTTCCACAGATTTTTTTAGATAATAAACTAATTGGTGGATTTACAGAACTTAAACAATATTTAAAAGGCTAATATGTTATTTGAAAAATCAAAATTTAGTGACGGCGACGTAGTAACATTAAAGTTGTCAGCAGGTGAAGAAGTTATCGGAAAATATATATCGGAAGATTTGAGTACAATAACTTTAGAAAAAGTAGTAATGCTAGCCATGAGCCAAAAAGGCATAGGAATGGCTCCATATGTCATGACTGTTAATCCTGACAGTAAATTAAACTTTAATAAAAGTTTAGTTACTGTGATTGCAGAACCTGACAAAGAAATAGCTAATCAATATGTATTCCAAACTACAGGTATTCAACCAGTAAGTGCAGGAAGTATCATAACTTAAATGCACAAGTTTGTTTTTTTAATTAATGAAGAATTAAAAACATTTACTACTTGGGAATCTATTCCTGATGATTTCGATCACATTATAGAGTTCGTGCCTGAAATACCAGATGGTCCACATACACATGAGCAACATGAAGAAATAGAAAAATGGCATAAAAGATTACAAATGTTAATAGACAAGGAAAATAAAAACCATGGCCTCGGCTAGTCCTGCTACATTAACTCCTGTAACAATAGGTGAAACTTTTACAGTAACAATAAACATTGTTCCTGATATGCTTGAAACTATTTCTTCTGTTTCTGCTATTCTTTCAGGATCTCCTTCTGAACCTGGAATTAATATAACAGGAGGGGCTTCGTCTGTAGTTATTAGCGGAAAATATGAATTTACATTTACAGACACTTTTAAATATACAGAGCCAGGAGAAAGTGATTTAACTACTACTCCTATTTCTGTAGTAAGTCGAGGTAATATGCCTCCTGATAAAAATTTGTTTGAATTAGCTCAAGATCAGCGACAGTCAGAAATAAGAACTTATGTTTTAACTGTCAATGGAAATTCAACTCTAACAGTAACACAACAAGTATTAAATCCGTTAGAAGCGATGAGGCAATTTATGGCCAATTATAATTACAAAGGAAGTTAATATGCCAGCAGTTACAAGAATTGGTGATGCAGATGTTGCGCACTGCTCTGGTATGGTCAGGGCAGTAGGATCCGGTAACGTTTTTGTTAACAACAAACCTGTAAGTAGACAAGGGGATGTGAATACAGTTCATTTATTACCAGGTAGTCCTTGCCCAGCACACTCTGCTCCAATCGCCGCAGGTAGCAGTACAGTCAAAGTGAACAATAAAGGATGTGGAAGAATAGGGGATGGTCTTTCTGGTTGCACCGCAGTGGCAGCAGGTTCACCAAACGTATTTGCAGGTGGTTGACATTAATAAAAATCTAACATATACTTTAAGTATGGAAAAAATCATACTTACAGACGCAGATGGAGTTATCCTCGATTGGGAATGGGCATTTCATGTCTGGATGTCCGAACGTGGTTACGTTAGCAAACCAAATGGAAAACACAGTTATTACTTACACGACCAGTACGAAGATTTGGATCAATACGAAGCTAAAAAATTGATTAGAATATTCAATGAAAGTGCAGCAATTGGCTTTCTTCCTAGTCTAAGAGATGCTACATATTATGTAAAACGTTTACATGAAGAACACGGATTTAAGTTTCATTGTATAACTAGTCTAAGTAATGATACAAATGCTCAAAAGCTTAGAGAAATGAATATTAAAAAAATATTTGGTTCCACAGCATTTGAAAAATTCGTTTTTTTAGATACTGGTGCAGATAAAGATGATGCACTGTCTGAATACAAGAACAGTGGATTGTATTGGATTGAAGATAAACCTATCAATGCTGATCTTGGACATGCACTAGGACTTAAAAGTATTTTAGTAGAACATGGACACAATATGAAACACGAATGTCCATACCCTGTAGTCAAAAATTGGAAACAAATTTATAACATAATTACACAAGGAGAAGATTATGAGTAAGTATCAAGAATTAGTAAAATTAGTAGAATCGATGGAAAGTGATTTTGAAAAATTCTACGACAAGGGCGTAGGCAGTGCTGGAACCCGTGTGCGTAAAGGACTTCAAGAATTGACTAAATTCTGTAAAGAAGCAAGAAATGATGTTACCGCAGTTAAGAACGAACGTAAAGAGTCCAAAACTAAATAATTTAAAGAGGAAAAATTATGGGTTACAGAGCAAAGACAAAAACTAAAGCTGCGGTACGTAGAGTGCTACGCCGTAGAGGAAAAATCTAAGGAGAAGTCATGGGAAAGCAACTACGCAAAAGAGCAGCAAAAACTAAGGCAGCAAGTAGGAGAAAACGCTAATGTCATATTCTGATCAAGTTATAGATCATTATGAGAATCCTCGTAATGTCGGCAAACTTGATAAGAACGACCCTACTGTAGGAACAGGATTAGTAGGAGCACCGGCTTGCGGAGATGTTCTGCAATTACAAATTAAAGTAGAAGATAATATCATCACTGATGCCAAATTCAAGACGTATGGCTGCGGCTCAGCGATTGCAAGTTCGTCGCTTGTTACTACATGGCTCAAAGGTAAAAGTCTTGATGAAGCGAATGCCATCAAGAATTCGGAAATTGCCGAAGAGCTCGCATTACCACCTGTCAAAATACACTGTTCGATTCTTGCAGAAGATGCAATAAAAGCAGCTTTATCGGATTATAAATCAAAACATGATTCAATTAACAGAAATAGCAGCCAAGAAAGTACAGCAGCAGTTATCTAATCGAGGGCACGGTCTTGGAATAATGGTAGGAGTAAGAACTACCGGATGTTCAGGACTTGCCTATAAATTAGAATATGTAGACACGCCACACACAGATCAAATTACATACGAAAGCAACGGTGTTACTATCTTTGTAAATCCAAAAGACTTACCATATATCGATGGTATGACCATGGATTGGCGACGTCAAGGTCTTAACGAAGGATTTGACTTTATCAATAACAAAGAAAAGGATCGATGCGGTTGCGGTGAATCTTTTAGAGTTTGAAATGTGGTCTAGAGAAGATACCAAAAATTGGTTATTCCAAATTAGACACAGGTTAGAAGATTTTGATTACTATTTAAAACAAACCGAATCATGGTGCGAATATCATGGTATCGTCAATGATGCACAGTTGTTTATGTGCTACACAATGACTATAGTTTGGGTCAACTATATGAGAGGCGAAAAGCTTACCAAAAGAGAATTGTTTGAAATTTTAGGGTTCGATCAACCAGACTATTCAGATGATTTGTATGAATTGGGTGAAGAATTTCAAAATCTCGATCACGAAAGTTTGCTATATAAAGTCAGTCGTGATTTTATTAGAGACTAGACAAAAACCAAAAAGTCTAGTATAATAGCATTTTTAACGATTTGGAGAGTGATTTTGACTATGCATCTCGAAGGCCCTTGGCTAACTACTACAGGCAAACGAAAAGGCAAACGTAAATTTCGAAATTCCGAAGAGGCACGTAAGGCAAGAGAATTGGAAGACGATTGGAAAGAATTACAGAAAAAATGGGGCATTGAAGCTGAAAAAAAACGAGCTAACCGTGCTATGTCTGCATCAGTATATGTGGCACCAAAAGTTGCTCATCGAGGTTCGGATCAGCCCAAAATACCTAGTTTGCCTTTTACTGGAGGCCCTTGTACTAAACCTGAACAAAAGGTTTACACAGGTACTAAAGTTAAAGGAATTGGCACTATGCATAAAAGTAATGCTGTGCCTATCTTCAGTGATGAAGAAGCAGTAGACATTAGCAAAATGCGTAGATAATGATTCTATGTACTTTGATAACTACTTAACGTTTTGATTTTTTCAAACTACAGCAATTTTTAATATTTTTTGGATTGCTGGTGTGTAGCGATACACATTAATATAATAGGAGGATGTAACTATGGAAAAATATCTAAGAATCGGTATGCTCGTGCTGGGTGTATTCTTAGTAGGATCAGCAATACAGGCTATTACTAAAAATCGTATAGCCCATTATCAAAGAGTTGAATTAGCTACTCAAGCAAAAATCGAATCTAAAAATCGAGAACTTGTAGCTCTCAAAGATAGAGAGCGTCAACTAGAATGTCTAGCTCGAAACATTTATTTTGAATCAGGCAGTGAGTCGTTTGAAGGAAAAGTGGCAG